TAACCAAGTACAACTAATAACAAACACGTTAAAATTTCTTCAGTTTTGAATCCAAGAAATTTATCCATTTTTATAATTATATAAATATTTTTTTTTTTTACTTAAAAAGAAATATAATAAATATTATTAAGCTTGTTCCCTTAATTTGGCGAGTTTATCTCATTCTTTCATCATTTCTTCTCTAATTTATACTATTAAAAAACTTTGTATCTATTTTGTTAGTATTTTTATATGGTGTATAATCATTAGTAAGACTACAATATTTAGTATGTAAATCATTATAATTATGACCAATAATATCTTTAATTCGCAACTCTCCTAATATTGAATTACCACTATTACTATTACTACACCATAGTAAATTATGATCATTTTTACAATCCACATAATTTTGAGGACGTAAATTACGTATAGGACATTTATGTCCTTCGCGTAAATTTTTTTTATTACATTTTCGCGAACATGCACCAGGTTGTTCAGAAAATTCTTCAAAATTATCATCTATTAAATTAGATTTTCTCCATACACATACACCTGAACAACTAGATTGTGGCAGTGTCTTGCATAAGTTATCATGTTCTCTATTAGTTTCATCTATTGCTTTACATGTTTCCGTCCCTTGCACACCTTGAATACAATAATTATTATGTTTATATATATCGCACCCCATTTGTTTAATATCTTTATGATCAAAAGAAAATAGACTTAAAGAAGGACTCATTTCAGAATCATGAACTTTAATATTATCTAATTTATCGTGAATAGTATTATATATATTCATTTCTTCTTCTTTTGTTTGATTTTCTCTATCTAATCTATTTTTTGAAACACTTTTCCCCGAAGATCGTTGTTTTTAGTTCACATTTATCATGATTAATACAATTAGACGAATATAAATGTCTACATTTACTACATCTTCTATTATGACATACACCACTTTGACATTCATTGTCATTTTCACATCGTTCATATAATTTTTTTTTGGCGGTCATGCCTGAAATAGAGTCCGGGTCATCAAAAGAGCAAAAGTAACCACGCCCATCTTCATATTTACTAATACTATCACACAAAGTTTCGTGATCACTTATATGTTTTTTACCATCATTATAATAGCAAAATAATTCATGATCACTATTTTCACCTTGAATTGTAGGATAACCTTCTAGTTGTCTAACTTCCCCAGGATTTCTAGGTCCTGTAAATTTTCCACCTTTATCTTTACATTTTTGTATCATTTCGGCTGTTTCATCCATATAATCCGCAAAAAAAGTTTCGTCATAATTTGTTCTATAATAGCAACAAATTTGACCATCTTGTTGATTTGGACAATCACCAGAAGGATTTCCAGTGTTATTGTCGCTATAATGTAAACCTCTAGGTCCTTTATCTATACTTTGACAAAAATCTTGATGTGATGGTGGTCCAGGTGGTCCAGATGGTGGTGATGGTGGTGATGGTGGTGGTCCAGGTGGTCCAGATGGTGGTGATGGTGGTGATGGTGGTGGTCCAGGTGGTCCAGATGGTGGTGATTCAGGACAATCTTTACAAGATCCAGGATCACCTGTTTCTGTTACCCATGCATAATCTCCTTGAGTTACACCTTTTACAGGAAATTTACCCATACAAGCACCTTTAGCATATTTAACATCTTTTTCACGACCAGGCGCTGGATTTAGTAACCAAGTGGCAGGTTTTCCATCGTTTAAAGGACAATCACCTCTTCCATCATTATTACCTTTTGTTTGTAAACAATAACCTTGATAGTTATCCTTGCCAAAATGTTGAAAATATGCATTTTCACAACTGTTTTGTACGCTAGGATCACAAAGAGTTCTACCACCATCTATTTTTTCTCTTTTATAAAATTTATGTAAATCATTACGTTTTCCAATTGGAAATTCACTATCACCAGTATATGTGCAATTTTTATCTACGGGAGGAGGTGGTGGAGGATTTGGTGGTGGTGGAGGAGGTGGTGGAGGATTTGGCGTAGGTGTAGGTGTTGGCGTAGGTGTAGGTGTTGGTGTTGGCGTAGGTGTTGGCGATGGTCTAGGACATTCTTGAACATTACGATAAGTTGGATTAGAGTTCATTTCTTCATTAATACTTTGCATATGATTAATCTTCCATGTTTCACATTCACTTTCTGTATCAAAATCACCATCAGGAACATCTTCACATTTATAAGTTAAATGTTTTAAAAATGGTGTATGACCATCCTCATAATTATGATTTATCCTCCAATCACTACAACCTCTGCATAACCTCTCACCTGTATCCGACTCGTCTCCAGGATTACATTCATCTAGCCTGCAAGTTTTTTTACTTGGTCTATCTAGAACACATTTATATTTACCGCCAACACTAAAACTATCTAGTCTGTTTGCACAACGAGAAAACATTTTGGCTACAAAATAACCAAGTACAACTAATAACAAACACGTTAAAATTTCTTCAGTTTTGAATCCAAGAAATTTATCCATTTTTATAATATATAAATATATTTTTTTTTTACTTAAAAAGAAATATAAAATAATAATATTAAAATAATAATATTAAAATAATAATATTAAAATAAATTTAAATTAAATAAAAATACTTAATTAGAATATGCTAAACCACCCATACCACTCATAATTCTTAATACATTATAATTTACAGCATATACATTAAAAGCGACACCATTTGCTGTATCAAATATTAGTTGAGCACTATCTATTCTAGAGAAATTGCAAGTTCCACTTGGTTGATGTTCTTCAGGTTTAAGGGCAAAACTATAAACATTTATTTTACTAGTCAAATTACTAACATCAGGCTTTCCCTTTTTTCTAGCCATAATATATATACGTAATTTATTATCAGTTGTATAGTTTTCTGGTGGGCCATCGGGATGTTGTGCGCCGGGTGCTTCAATATCTGGCGTTACTGTTATTACAGAGTTTGTTGCATCTTCCCTAGTTTCTACTAATACAGAAACTTTATTTGTTGAAGCACTTGAATTTGTCATTCCTATATCAAGAATATCTCCAGGTATTGGTATATTAGGAGTATCCTTATGAAATGTAATAGTATTTGATGGTCCTGCGGTTACGGCATGAATCTTTGCCTTAGAAGCACTTACAGTTAAATTATGATTTCTTACTCCTGTATCAATTTTACCTTCTGGTAATTGAGGGGGACTATTAGTATATGCAATATTTGCTCCAGGAATATTTGTATGATAATCATATGGTTGTCTTAATTGAAAATATTCTTCTTTTTGTTTGGCAAATCTATCATGTCCATTTAATACTAATTTAGCATCTTTATATACATTTACATCAGCAGATGTCCATATTAATTCTTTTACAGGATGATTAAAATTTAAATTCTCTGTAGTTTTAGTTCCAGCAAAAGAATCTTTTTGTAATTGTTCTATTAAATATTCATGCGATACTTGGGCAAATCTACGCCTTTCATCAGTATCTAAATATATATAATCACACCATACTTCTACTTCAGGTACCCCCCCTGTATGATCAGTTACACCCCAAGTAAATTTAAGTTTTACTTCATGATATTGTAGAGCAATTAATGGTAATGCTAAACCAGGATTACGGCAAAACCAAAAAAATAAAGGAATTTGAACCATACCAATATGCCAACTATTTGGACCTGTTTCTGAATGTGTAGTAGTATAACTATTTTGCATACATCTTAAACCCGCTTGTTTTGATGCTGGTGTAGTTAATTCTTCCCAAATTTGATTCCATTCTTTATAATGTCTATCAATTAATTGTCCACCAATTTCACAATCTACTTTTGAGATTAAACTGGACCCATCAGTAATACCATCGGTTGAACTAGTAACATATACTTTACTTACTAAATCACCATTTCTAGAAATAGTAACGTCACCATTTGTAATTCCATTTGATAATTTTGATGCGCCATTAATACTTTGCTGAATAGTTTCCATTGAGAAATTTGTATGTCTACGATAAACTACTTTGAAAAAAGTAATTTGTGGATTACCTGTAAGGTAAATATCTTGAGCACCATAAGCTACTAATTGCATCAATCCCCCTCCCATAATTATATTATAACTTAGAAAAAAATTTTGTATTTAAACAATAATATTTATTTATAACTCTTTTTTTAATAGTTTTAATTCATCTGACCATATTTCTTCAATAGTTTTTAGATCTAATTCATCGTATCTATTTTGTAATTCCTTAATAATAGATTCTAATTCAACAATTTTTTCTTCTGATAAATGATATAATGGAATTTGAATCAAATAATTAAATCCAGACTTAATATTTTCAGAATTATAATCAGTCACTATTTTTTTATCAATAATCATTGAATATTCTAAATCTTTTAATCTTTCAATGATAATATCCCTTTTCTTTCTAAATACAACAATTTTTTCATCGATTACATCTTCAATAAATCTCAACTTAGAATTATGAACATCTAATTCATATTTTAAACATTCTAATTGATATTGTTTCCTTTTTACATATAAACTATATCTTGTAATATAATATTCATCAAATATATCATAAATTGAATTATATCTTTTAATTGTTCCTTTATTATCATATAAATGAATATTCTTTAATGACTTAGTTGTTGACAATTTAAATAAATCTTCAATTGTATCTGTATGTTTATCAACATTGCATTGAATATTTTGTAAAATATGTGGTTCAACTTTAATCACAAATTGAACACTTACATCTGTTGAATGATCTTCATAATCTAAAATATAAAATTTTTGTTTCTTTGTTTTATCATATAGTAAACTATCTAAAAACTCTTTATAATTTTGCGTCCATTTTCCAATCGGTAATTCATTGATTACTAATGTATTTTTATTTATAATATTATATTTACCTTTTGTAACATACATTTTGTTATCTATTTTTTCAACTGTTCCAGTAAATCCTTTATACCATGGATGAATAATTTTATAGGGTTGTTTGTTTAACTTATATTCAATATTTTGAATAATATCTATAGGATTGTATTGTGGGATAGTTGTGCTAAACCCTGTTCCAATACCCTTCATTCCATTAACTAAAACCATAGGAATGATAGGGACATAATATTCTGGTTCAACTAAAATACCATCATCATCATTGTATTTTAGTAATGGAAAATCTGTTGAAGGATAGATTCGATCAACAATACGATTTAGTTCAGTATGAATATACCTAGGACTTGCTGAATCTGCACCACCCATAATTCTTGTTCCAAATTGTCCATTTGGTTTTAATACATTAATATTATTTGAACCTACAAAATTTTGTGCTAAACCAATAATAGTAGATTGTAATGAAGCTTCTCCATGATGATATGCAGCATTCTCACTTACATATCCTGCTAATTGTGCTACACGAATTTCTTTGTATAATTTTCTTTTAAAACTGCAATATAGAATTTTACGTTGACTTGGTTTTAATCCATCACAAATAGATCCAATTGACCTTAGTGTATCACTATTTGAAAAGTGAATCAATTCATTATCAACAAATTTTTCAATAGGAATATTATTTTCTGATCCATCAATAATATTTTTTTGATCATACTTATATAACCATTCTTTTCTTGAATCACTTAAATCTTTCTTAAATGCTAAATTCATTTTATCATCACTTTTATCAGTCCATTCATAATCATTCTTTTTCATATCTTTAAAATAATCACGTGCTTCTACTGCTGTACTTGTCCCTAATCCCTTATAATATTTAGTGTTCCATTTTTGATAGTCTTTTGTCTTTTTCTTCCAATTTTCATAATCTGTTAAATTATAAAATGATTTGACTGTTTTACCTTTACATACTTTAATAATTGGTGTAATCATTGAAACTACATAATTATTCTTTAACAATGAAGGCCATAGTGTATGAAAGACATTTAATACTAAACCTTTAATATGAGAACCATCATGGTCCTGATCTGCTAAAATCATTACTTTACCATACCTTAATGTTTTTGTATTTTTATAATCTTTACCCTCTTCTAATCCTAGAATTTTTTTAAGGTTTGTAATTTCCATATTTTCTAGAATTTGTTTTTGTGATGCATCTTTAACATTTAATACTTTACCCTTTAAAGGAAATACACCATAATTATCTCTACCAATTTCACTTAAACCACTGATAGCCATTGTTTTTGCTGAATCTCCTTCAGTTAAAATTAATGTACAAGAATCACTTTTTTTTGTCCCTGCATTATTTGCATCATCTAACTTAGGAATATTTCTTAAACGATTCACTTTTTGACCATTTGTTTTTTTTGCTTCTTTATTTAACTTAAAATCAGCAAATGAAATCACTTTTTCAGTAATATCTAATGTATCTACAATTTTCTTAATAAATTTATTATCAATTTCAGGTTTACTTCCAAATTTACTTTGAGGTGTAATTAATCTTTCTTTACTTTGACTATCAAATGAAGGATCTTCAATAATACTATTCACAAATACTTTGAGATAATTTTTAATATAATTTTCAGGTATAGTTTTCTTATGTTTACGTTTTATTGCTGTGGCAATACCACTTGTTAATTGTTTAACAATTACATCAACATGTTTACCGCCTTTTTGTGTATAAATACCATTTACAAATGAATATTGTTCAAACTTATCTGTTTGACTTACAGATACACCTATTTCCCATCGAGGATGAATGATAGTATATACTTTATCATTTTCTCCAATATATAAATCAATATATTTATCAAATGATTTTACTTTTAGTTTTTCTCGATTGTAATATACATTTAGACGTTTATCTGTTGTTCCAGCAATATCATAGACACGACGAATCATTAAATTTACCATATCATCAGTAAAATCTTCTTTCATACCAAACTTCTCGAAATCAATAATCCATGAAATTTTTGTATATGGTTTACCTTTAACTTTTGTTACTTTAGGTTTATCTTTATGAGTCATATTATTCTTGAATTCTTGGATATATTTAAGACCTCGAATATGGTCAACAGTTTCAACACGAAACCATTGAGAAAATAGATTTACTAATTTTGCTCCAAAACCATTCTTACCACCTGTTGTTTTACCTTTTTTATTATAATTTTTTGATGTTAGTAGTTCCCCTAGAATTAATTCAGGGATCCATATAGGTTTACCTTTTTTATCTTTTTCTGTTGGATGTTGTGCTACATCAATACCATTGCCATTATTATAAATTGTCCACATTTTTTTATCTTTATCATAGTCTACTTTGATATCAGTAACTGGAATAACATTTTTATCTTTTGATTCATCTAATCTACTTTTTTGATCTCGTGCATTAACAAGGATTTCATCAAATAATTTAATTGTAGCCGGGACATATCTTGTATTTTGTGTTTTTATAACACCTTCTATAAATACTGGTAGAACATCTTCAATCTCATCAATACCACCTACATAAGTATCAGGTTCATCTAAGATTTGTTGTGATAATTCTTTTTTTTTATATTCTTCCAGTGTCATAATTAAATATATATTACTTTAAAGAAATATGTTTATATAATTTTCAAATTTAATTTTCTATTCGATTTTATATAAATTTTTTTAATCCTTCAAACCTTTCAAAGTTGTCTGTCATAATACTTTGTGAATTATTTTCATCTATTTTCTTTTTAATATATTCAATTAATTTTGGTGTCATATTATTTGCTTTTGCATGATTTAATATATCTGATAAATAAGATTCATATGTTTGTTGACATTCTAATATTTGCACTTTATTAAATATTTCAATTAATTGTAAAAATAATAATAATCCATTTAAACATGTTGTTGATATTGTAATATCATTTTTTAAACAAAAGTTCATAACAATATTAATATAACGATGTAATTTAGGAGGAATTACATTTGAATATTCATCAATAATCTCAATAATTTGTGTATCTATAAAATCTTTATCAATATCTGAATTATATATTTTACTTAAATAATAATCAAAAAATTTTTGATTAATTTCTAATTTTTTATCTCTTGCTATAAATTCATTTAATATATCATATTCTTGTGTATCCATTGTAAAACAATATCCAAAATCATAAACTACTAATGAACCATCTTTTATTTTCCAGTTTCCACTATGTATATCTCCATGTATTAAACCATTTAAGCAACTATTATTTGTAAAAATAATTAATAACATTAGATATTTATATGATTGATATTCCCCTAAAACTTCTGGATCAAAATTATCCCCTTTAATATATTCCATAATCATAAGTTTTTCTGTACAATAATATACTTCTGGTATTAATATTTTATCTGTATGTTCATACATTTCACAAAATTTAATATTATTTTCACATTCAATTAATAAATTTAATTGATCCTTAATACCATTTATAAAATTATCGATATCATTTACTGGTATATATTTTTTATAATCTATAAAATACAATAATATTTTTATAAATATATTAAATATTACAAATTCTTTATAAATATGTGGATGTATTACTTTTAATGCATATTGTTTTTGTGTTTGAATATTTTGTATTAAATATACTTGTCCTATACTTCCAGATCCTAATATATCAATTATTTCAAAATTATCATATATAGATTGATTGCATTCTTGCCAAAATAATCTTTGTGTTAACTTGATATCATGAACATAACAATCATCATAAACACTTTTAAAATTTTCATATAATAAAGTATCCGGATACAATATATTATAAGAAGGTAATAACCATTGAACACTTTTTATTAACATAAATCCTCCATTATTTACTATATCTTTAATTGTATTTATCCATTCAATATTATTTTTGATATCTATCTTTCTATATTTAATATAACCAATATATGTAAATAATTTTATGTAATTATATATAATTTTTAGATATCTAAACATTTCTTTAATTATTATAATAATGTTTAAATATTTAAAAAAATAAACTAAAAGTAAATATAATGTCAAACAGTTGTTTAAAAATGATAAAAGATTTAGTCATCTTTTATGTTAAAGAAAATTATAAGTCTTATCTTATAGAAAACGATATTAAAGTAATTGAAAGTAAGGATTTAGATTCAGTAATCGATAAATTATATACTCAAAAAAAAGAACACTTAAAAAATTTTATTAAAACATCAATGAAAGAATTACTAAAGGATGAACATCCTGGAGATTTAATTATAAATAATATAATTATTGATATTTTTAGAGATGATGAATTATGTAAACAAACTTTAAAAACTGAAATCGAATTATACCAAAAAAATAATCTAAGGTAATAATATATATATGGTTGAACTCGATATTGAACATGTTTTAATACTCGTAATTGTAGTATTCATGTTGTATCATCTTAGTAGTTGTAGATGCTCTAATAATGGGTTTAGAGTTGAAGGGGCATCAAATTGTAATCTATTAAAAGTAAAAAATGGATGTAAAGATAATAGGAAGTGCGTTGGTCAAGATTTTAATAATTGCGATGTCCGCGGTGCCAATCTAGAGGGTGCTGATTTAACGGAAGCCAATTTATCAGGTGCTGATTTAACTAATGCAAGTTTAACTAATGCAAGTTTAAGTCGTGCCAGTTTAACGGATGCCAATTGTTCAGGTGCAAATTTAACGGGTGCCGATTTAACATATGCCGATTTAACTGGAGCAATAACTTCGACTACCCATTTAATGAATGCCGATTTAACAAGTGCCAGTTTAACGGATGCCGATTTAACTAATGCCGATTTAAGAGATGCAAATTTAGAATTTGCCAATTTAACGGGTGCCAATTTAAGTCGTGCCAATTTAACGGATGCCAATTTAAGTTATGCCAATTTATTTCGTGCAAATTTAGAAGATGCCGATTTAACGGGTGCCAATTTAAGTCATGTCATAAATCCTTTGGGCGCTAAATGCTCAAATGGAAGAATTAGGGGGGAGGGCCTTACAATATTTCCTAATAACAGTCCATATACGTGTTCAAGCAATAATTTATGGAAATATAAAGATTGTTCTAATGCTTTAGAAACTATTTGTCCTAGTAGTATATTTACCAATTCTAGGTGTTTTTTATGTGCTGGAAAACATCAACCCGAATTAATGACTGCTGGTTGTACTAATGATGATTTTAAAAACTATTGCAAATAACATCCCTGATATGAATTTTGCATAAAATCGAATTATACCAAAAAAATAATCTAAGTAGTAATTAAGTATGACAAATAAATCATTAACTAAATTACTCAATCAAGGAGTTATTAAAATCAAAAAGAAAAAAACAATGAAAAAAAAACAATCTAATAGTGCTAAAAATTATAATGAATTTTTAAAAAAAAGAAAATCAATGTCAAATGTTCGTAATCCAATTGATAAAATTATAACAAATACTGTCAAAGATATGAAAAGTGCACCAAATTTAAGAATGATTGATAAACCTATGAATCAAAAATTAGTTACAAAAGTGCAATCTTATGATAAACCTAAGATTGATATTAAAATGCCTAAAAATATTATGCCTAAAACTAAATCAGACGGTATTAAAAAAGTTACAGTTGTAGAAGATGTCAAACCACCTGTATTTAGTTTTGATCGCAGTAAAAAACAGAAGAAAAATAAAAGATATATGCGAAAGAAAAAGAGTGTTAAAAAGAAAAAAACAAAAAGAAAACCGAGAAAAATTTCATTTACAGTTAAAAAAACAAAAAAAAATACATGCGACCGATTCAAAAAAATGAAATCTGAAGTTGAAACAAAAAAAACAGATGATATGGTCAAAGAATTAAAAAATAAAGGTATTAGTATATCAGGTAAAAGTAATAAACTATTAAAAGATGTGTATATGTGTGTTGTAAATGATAATATGAATATTAAAAAAGAATAATTATTTAAAATACGATTATTTCCAATACAATTCTCTAGTATTACATTCTAAAAAATCTTTATAATCGTCATCAATGTATATGGTTAAATTTTGATCTTTAATTTCTGGTGAATTACTTGTCCACTTTTCTCCCTTTAATAAAATATTTAAATATTTTATTCTATTCTCTGCACTTTTACCCTTTCCTCCTGTAAATTTTTTTGCCAATTTACTACGTCGACTTTTTATTTTCCATTCACATTGCATTGCTTCACTTTTGCTTATAAATCCATCCAAGATACATATTGGATACCATTCACAACCCTTTTTAGTATATTTTGCTCCACCACTTAAGATTTGATTATGTTGTTGCCACCGTTTAAAAAAATCATTTGTCATACCAACATATGTCAAATTATCACATCGTAAGATATAAACAAGATACATTATAATAATATAAATACATATTATTCTTTAATATATTAATTTCGTTTTAAAGAATGACGTTTTTTACAATAATCTGCTTTTTTGTTTGTTAAAGAACATGTATCAATCAAACCACAATCATTTTCATTATATTCACGATTTCTTTCAGTAAAATACATTTCAAGTGATAGGTGGTCTTGAGGATTTACATACCAACCGCGGATCGGATCTATAAAACAATTACCAGATGGAATATTATCTACATGACATTGGCCATAACGATCAGGTGATATACATTGACCGCCATAACACAATGACTTCCAATCAAAATTTCCTGTATTAATTACATCATTATCCATTAATACATTATCTTTATTATATCTTAAATCTTTACAACTATAATATCCTAAATTTGATATTTGTTCTATTTGATCAAGTTTTTCTGGCGGACTGCGGCCGTCGGCGATGGCAGCAGCGTAACTTATACCTCCATCACATTCTCCTGTACCTGTTACAATCATTCTAGAATGTTCACAATCTTGATTAATTTTTTCTTTTTTACAACCAATAGGACACATATTTAGTGTATTATAAGCATTCATACATGCTTGATTTTTATTACATAATGAAGTATTTCTATTTCTACATTCTTTATTTAAAAAATTTTTATAATCAATATCTTTTGACCAATTAAATATACCATGCTCATCTATAATAGTTCCGATCATTCCTAATTCATTTGTTTCATTATCTTCTTTATATATATAACTAGCATTATTTATATAAAATTCGTCACTTGGATCTTCTATATTAAATATAGTTTGTCCTTCATTATCATCTATAATTTTTAATAGTGATCCGTTTCCAGGCCTTTTAGGTATACAAACTATAACTGGATTTTCAAAATTATCTGAATTAATTGCATTTGAATTTACTATAGGTACTTCATCACAATCTCCTTGTATTCTATCAATAGGTATATTAGTAGATTCAACATACTTTTTTTCTTTTAGGATATTTTGTATATTAAAATCGCCATGTTCATCCTTATTCCAAACAACTTCTCGGCCATCAATATTTATTAAATAATAATTTTTTATATTTGATTTTCGAATTAATTGAAAACGATTTTTCAATGCAACACTCGCATTCGGGTCCATACTTTCATCATCCTTCGTACAAATATTACATTCATTATTATCTATATTATCCATATTCTGTTCATCTCTTTCAAAGTCTGAATTTATCATATGTTGTCTCCCATAACTATAACAACAATCAGGAGTGTTTTCATCTGATCCGGGTGGACACATATATTTAGATTTTAAATCACTATCACATAAAATTGTCGTACTAGCATTTAAAGGGATTTCATCTTTAAATAATTCTAAATCATTTTTAAAAGTATATCTATGTCCTGTTTCATAATTATTGCCAGAATTAGATATTTTATTATTATTGCGATCATATTTATTTAATAATTTCATATCAGGACAAATATTTGCTAGATAATTTAAATGAATACTATCTTCTTTATATCCAGACCATATAGTATCTTCAGTATTAAAAGTACCTCTAATATTATTTAATTGTAAATCAATTGCAGATTGTGGCACAATATCATTTTCTCTTATAAAATTAGATACTCCCTCCCATAATCCATGACCAAAATTATTTTCACTTGAAACCCACTTAGTTGTTCCTTTACAGTCTGTTGTTAAATCTATTCCAAATGCTCCAAGTGGACAGTTCAATTGTTCTATAATATTGTCTGAAGAAAATGTATCATAAGGTTTACATGCATAACCCGTTACTGGATCAATTCTTTCCTCATTTCTATATACTATATTTCCATCTATAGGGGTTATTTTAGATAAACTAAATGAACAATTATTATCAGTGACACATGATTCAGAATCAGAAGTTGAATGTTGGTTACAAGTATTTGGTAAACTAGGATTTATTGGATCACATGAAGCTTCTGTAGATACCCATTCTCTATCTAAATTTGAATTATAAGAAATTATATTTCCAAATTCTAAACAACCTTCTTCAGTATTTTGAAAAATTTTATTTTGTATTTGAATCGGTAAATTAACCTTATTTCCTTTTTTTGTTAAACAAGTCCCACTCATTATTTCAATTGTATCTGAACCATTTCTTATAAAATTTCTTTTTGTTGCTAATCTATATCCTGCATTTATCTGTGCTTTAATTAATAATATTCTCAATTTTTCTAAATAAGTTAAATCTTCAATACCAGGTATAAAAAAATTTATTTTTAATGAAAGTGTACTATCAAATAACATATGTCTTTGTAATTGATTTAAAGTTTTAAAATACGGTTTTTCAATAATATTTCCATTTGAATCTGTAGGTGTAGTTCCATCGCCACCACCTCCATTAAAATCCATATTTATTTGTATCCACCTTAAATCAAAATCTGTAACATTCTTTGCGCCATTTAAATAAGCTTGCCAGGGAGTTAATTCACCAACAATACAATCAAATATTAATATACCAGAAGTTATTACTGAAAATTGCCAAGATAGTAAAGTTCTAAATAAAAATCTAAACATTTTAACAGGAAATAATTCAACAAATTGTTTAGTTCCACTTGATATTTTTGAACATACTCTAGCCATTTTGTATTTATAAACTGGTGTACTACTTTGTAGTTTGTTTAATGTTTCAATTGATTGAGCTGAATTAGATTTTTTTAATGTTAATATTGTATTGGATAATTCTTTAATACTAATAAAAAAATCTTTTACATTATTAATTCTTTTTAAACCGTAATTGTAAAATCCAGATAATATACTATCTCCATTAATTAAATTTTTTAATCTTAGATTAAATTTATATCTACTGCTTCTTCTAAGAATATTATTAACTAATTTATCTTTATCATTTGGATCAAATAATGAATTTGTTTTATATAATGTTTTATATAAAGAACTATCAATCCATTTTTTATATTTATTTATCATTTTATTCCTTGCTTTTCTCCTTTTTTGTGCTTTTTCATTTTTAGTTGCTTGACTTGCATGATCTAGTTCTCTATCTGCTTTTAAAAAATCTTTTACAGCCCTTTTATATTCAAAATAACTAAACTTAATAGTATTTGTTAAAAGTGATCCCATTGTATATAAATTCATTAATATTCGACTATGTTCTTGTACAGACAGATGTATAATTGTTTGGATATATCGATAAGTATTATAAGTATTTAATAATTCATCATATGCATATGTTTTTAATTCCTGAATTTCTGAAGCATTATAACCTTTATATTTATTATTATCGTTGTTTTCAAATAAATGATTTTTAAATGTATCTGTTAAATCCCATAAAGGCATATTTCCAATTTGTAATAAATTTTCACGTAAATCAACTCTTTCTTGTTGAGATTCTTCTTCATTATTTAAATAACCTATTTGAAATAATTCACTATATTTTTCTAGTAATTCAATATCTTCATAATTTCTTTTTGCAATATTATAATTATAAAGTGCTTCTCTAGAAAATCTCTTAATTATTGCTCGTATATTTGGTACAGGTGTTTGTTTATATATAATCTCTTCTATTATAGAATTATCTGTTATTGATACTTCAATAGAGCTAACTGGGCGAGGATATATTGAATCTATATTTTCATCATTTTCTTCATAGTATATTGTTGCCATATTTGCATGTAGTCCATTATCATTCTGTTGTACATCACGGGGCCATATTGGAGGGGAGTGATACCTTATACCTGCATATCTGGCGTTATTTATACCAGTACTTTCATTATCATATCCCTCACGTGTGAATGGTGCACCATCATTTGAATAGTTACCACCCCTCTGCATTCTTTTTAAATCTCTTATTCTATTAAATTCTCTTATTTTAACGTCTGTATGTAATTGACCGGTAGGAATTATATTTCTTACAAAAAGATGTTCCCATGATTTAATATAACCCCATTTAAATTTTTCAATTGTATCTGAACCATTTTTTATATAATCAACTGGTATATCTGGAATTATATTATATAAATCTTTTCTATTAATCCCATATTCATTTAAATAAGGATCTTGTTCTAATAAAAATTCTGCCTCGTTTTTTAATTCAAAATAACTTGTTGAACCATCAATATCCCTTAATATCATGTTTGGATAATTAAACACTACATCACTTACATAATTATCTGTTAGATTAATTGGATCTGGATTATTTGAATCAAATAAGGTATTTATATTATCCTCAAAATCTTTAAGTTTATATACTTTTGAATAAAAATTACCTTTCTGATGATTTACAGTATAAGAAACATTATCAATAGTATGTTCAATTGGTATATAAGAATCCATTTTAATTATATTTTCTTTAAACCAATTATCGGCAATGGAACTGTCTTGAACATTATTATTTGTTATTAAATCTATATATTTTTTTTGCATATTTGCAAGTTGTTCCCTTAAGATTAACCCTTGTTTTACAGGCGATGAATCATCTAGAGAGTTATATATACCTAATATTCCTTTAAGGATTATCTTTTCATTGCAAGAAGGTTCTGCAGCTGTATATTTACATTCAGTACTTATAATATTTTCTACGTTATTATCCGTTTGTATATTTGAAGGAATACATGTATCGGGACTACCTTCATTGTATTTACATGTACCAATAGTGCCAATAGAATGACATGCATATCTCCTATGATTTATATTATCTGACCATAAGGGATTTACTTGTCCATTTATTAATAATCGATTTGTTACACTATTACACCTTTGATCTGGAGTTGATTCACATGTTTCTTGATTTGAATTAGAATAATTACTACACTTATATTCATAATTTGTTTCTCTTACTTTTGTCCATGCTTGATAATGATTTATACTTAAATTAAAATTTTCATTATTATGATCTTTTACTACTCTATTATTTTCATTAATATTATGTTTTATTACATTATTTATTCTTAAATCATTTGGTTCATTTGATAATGTTTTAAATTCAAAAATTATATTACTATCCATTTGTGAACATATTTCATTACATAAAGTATATTCATTATCAGTAAGTGGATTATTTACACACTCTAAACTATTATTTGATGGTGTCCATTCTGTATATCCAGTGCGTTCTATATATACACAAGATGAATTATTATCACAGTCATTAGAATTATTAATATTATTACATATAGTGTTAGATTCTAAATCATCCGTATATGAAACACATGAAGGTGAATATATATTATTTAATTCTTGTAATTCATTTTCTAAAGGACCATGAGTTATTGCACCTCCATCACGTATACATTCTTGAAATGTTTTTAAATTATTATTTATTTGGTATAATCCTTCTTGACTAATATTATCTTGATTTTTTAAATTACATTCACCATTCCTCACCATCCATCTACCACCACTTTGATTACATAATTGTTTACTTATAAATAATTTGTCTATATTATCATTCTCTTCGATTTCACAATATCCATTATATAATACTTTGTTTATAAAATCAAAACATTGATTATCTGATTCTGATGTTTCGACTTCTGTTGTTGTTGGTTGTGATGGTTGTGTTGGTTGTGATGGTAGTGATGGTAGTGATGGTAGTGATAGTTGTGATTCCATCTGATTATCACAACTATCTAAACATTCTAGGCATTCTTCTTGATCTATAAAAGGTGAAACATTAGCGCATTGATTTTCATAACACTGATCTATGCATTCAATTGAACTTTGAGAACTAACGGAAAATAATTCAATATTATTATTTATATGAATAATTGTTATAATTAATAATATAAATAATATAATATAAATAGCATTCATATAAAGGTGTTTCATATTATAATATATATTATATTTTAAAAAAAAATATTTACATTTCATTCCGAAATTGAAAACATGTTGGACATATTAATTTTAAATTATTTGGATCATTTGACCCTCCTTGATCTAGTGGTAAAATATAATTCATCTTATAACTATTAATATCTTCTAACATTATTGGATTTTTACAATTGCTACACCTTAATCCTTGTCGATTTGCTAATTGATATTTAACATTATGACTATTTATAGTTGGAGCATGGAAATCTGGTATTGCTGAATGTAATGGTTGATTTTGTATATCTCTAACATTCTTAGCCATCTTATAAACAAATGGTTGTTGATAATTCATGAAATATAAAAATGTTAAAAATATTGTACAACCAATACCAAAATATATCTTATATTTAAGAGGTTGCGGATATCTTTGATTGTAAAAATATCCGATGAATACAATAATAATTAATAAAGTTATACCATTCATATAATATATATAAATATATAAAGAAATATTTAATTTAAATCAATAGAATACAATGCATCAATAACATTTGTATAAGCATGATCAATATAATATGGTTTCATATTATTATTTGATTGAGGATGTATCCATACTGTTTCCCAACCTATATTATGCGCTGTTTTTAAATTTTCTTGTAAATCATCAAAAAATATTTTTTTATCTGATAAATTGTGATTGTATAAAATATCATTATTTACATAATTAAATGATTTAAAATCAGGTTTCATATAAGGCAATGTATCTCTACCATATATCTTTTGAAAACTATCTTTACATTTCATTGCATTTAAACCATCTTCGCCATGACCATAGGTTCCATTTGTATAAATAAATTTTTTATTTGGATACTTATATAATAGATAATTTAAATGATAACTTGGTCTTATATCTCTATATCTTTTATAAGTATTACTCATTAATAAAGTATCATCTAAATCAAAAATGAGAACTTTCATATAATTATATAAAAATATAATAAATTCGATAAAATATATTAAAAAAAAATAATATATATATTATAAATGATTAAATTAAAAAAAACAACAATTTATATATTTCTTATATTTATTGGTATTGTATTATATATCATAATAAATAATAATAATATTGAGAAATATACATTATATAATTGTGGTTGCGATGAAGGTGATAAAGGTTGTGGTATTGCTGAATGGATGAATGATAGTGAAGTATTAATGGATCACATGCCGGGCGTACGGCATTATTTATTCGAAGGTGTACCCGAATATATAATAAATCAAGCACAGAATATATTATCTAATCCCGATTCGTCGTGGCAGGAGGTAGGCGCCTACTCCCAAGAAAATTTGACAAAAACGCCACGACGACAAATCTGGATTACACAATATAGAGACATTAATGCTCCAGTTCCCGAGGCAGAGCGGAGATTGGGACAATATCCGTTCCTTTTTGATGATAATATTAAAAAAATACTTGAGGAAAAAACAATTGTAAATAATGAGATAAAAAGCCTTAATCAAATTGGTTATTCCGAAGGGCCATATGCAGCGCAGCTGAGCTTGCTTGAAGATAAAGATCTGATACTTGCAGAAGCACAAAGAAGAATAAATCTAAATTACCGTAATGGTGGAATCAATGCCGCTCGCCAAACACGATTAGATCAAATGTTTATTAATATTTATCCACCACCTGATTCTAACTTTATTTTTCATAATAATAATGATATTGGATATGAAAATCTGTGGGATTTTAAGACTGAAAATCTTTGGAGCCCGAGGCATTGTAGAAATAATCCAGTTTTCAAAGATTTACTGCCATCAGAATTATCAGAAGCTGAGATTGAGAGATTACATAATTCATTTATTCAGAATGCTTCTAGTCTATCTGTATCGGGAACTGAACTGCGGAATGATCTTGCGGGCAAGGATGTGACTGATCTTCAGACTCTGGCGCGTTCGTTCGGTGCGGAGGCGGCGCGCTACCTCCCGTTTGATCATGATGGACTGCGTGCCGAGGCGGCGCAGCGCGAGCGCGCCGTGGACCATCTCGGCGATATGCCCCCTGAGGCCGCGTCGAACTCGGCATTCGACCTCATCTTTTCATACAAGCAGAAGATCCGTAATGCAATTAATGCTTCTGAAAATGTAGGTACTTCCTGTAGTTCAGATGATCATTGTCATTTTAATAATGAGTGCGTAAATTCACAATGTAAAACTCGCATAGGGGAATCAACAACCATACAAACCGATGATGGCGCCTCTGTTGCTGGGCGTCAGTATGCTATGTGTGGAGTTGGATTAAATGATGTATGTTTAGATAATCCACAACTAGGATTCGGATATATAAATTATCATAATAACCATAGTAATGATAGTAATTTTTATCGATATAGTGCTAGTTGTAGCAAATTCACAAATCGTTTTCAATGTTTAGGTGGTAATAATCTTATGCGGGGTGGGATACCAAGTGACCCTGCGAGAGGCGATTTTAGCAATTTAAAAAATTATTCATTAAATCCTAATGTTCTAGGGAATACTTGTGCTTTAAAATGTATAAATGCTTCTCATAGTATTTTACATTGTGATGAAAATAATGTTCAAGATTTTAATTGGAAACCAGATGGAGATTTAGATCCAGATGAACCATGTATTTGTAAGCCGGGATATATATCAAGACAAAATTTTTTATTTTCAGATGTTAATCCTATTATACTGGACCAAGCACAGGAACGTTTAGATTTAATACGGAGCGGTACCAACATATGCACGAACTGGTCATGGAATCCCACCCCACCAGAATCCCTGTCGTGCTCGTACCAGTCCGAAGTAGTCGATTACTGTCCGGGGCCTAAAGAATATGGAGAATATGGAATGAAGTGTCCCGAATCTGGCGTCTGCCCCCTATATGCACCCGAATGGACCCTTGAAGAACAGAAGAGTTTGGCTGAGGGATACGAAAGTTCGGCCAGCGCCGCGCGACATGCACAAAGTACTGAAGATATACTCCAGAATGGATTATGTTTTCTGCCAGGTAGTATGCCAAGTTTACATAATTTAAAAGATAAATACAACGCCAATTTTATTTTAAGACATTTTGTTGATAAAAGTATATTAGATATCGCCGATGAAATATTAAAGTATAATCCAACTAAAAAACTTAAAGATATGACGTATCCTTATTGTAATAAACACCTATATGTACATGAGAATATATCTGAAGTTGGTGTTGATACTAATGGAAATATTTTAGAAGAAAAAATTATATGTAAAAAGGGTTACTATAGTACAATAAATACATCTGGTGAACTTGTAAAATGTAATACAGATAATAGAAAAAATGAAAATAATGATAATGATTGTTTGAATGATATTTATGGTTATAATGATTGTAGGGATATTGACACAAAATTCAAGGAAAAAATAGAAAAGACTCCCCTTACATTATATCATATATTTTCGGACGACGGAAATAAGATAATAGAATATAATTATTTTTTAGTTCGAAAATATAGTAAATACGATACATTAACAAATAAATTTGAAAATTATGAACATAAGGCAATATACAAAATTTCTGATATAAAAGATATAGCAATCGATTATTATTATGATCGTACAATAAACGTTGTAAATATTGCGAAAAAAGATCAATCGGCCTTAAATGAAATATTTAAAAGTATTTATAATGATATGATAAATAAAAACTATACTGTAATCAATAATAAACTTATTTATTTTATAATGTTTTTAATAAAATGTTATGATGTAATAATTGAAACAGAAACAAGTAATATAGCGGGCAGTTTTTTTCTTAATACATCATCCACATTTGATGAATTTATACAAAATGGTGACCCGCCTTCTATTTATGATGAATTTAATCAATATTATGAGAATGATATATATGATTATATATTACTTGAACAATTAGGATTGAATCCAGCGAAGGATTATATTATAGAAAAAGATAATAAAGAAACAATAAATAATAATAATAGTCTTATTAGATTAGATTTTGCGACTATAATATCACAGCATCCAGATATATTCTTCCTTGCTACTCCTAAAATACAAGAACTTTTAAGTGAATTGTCTCCAGAAACGCCAATTACATTAGATAATATAGAGATACTCAAAAAAATGACCTACTACATATTTAATAAAGCAAATATCCATTTAGTAGATTTATTTGAAAAAACAAGTATTTCTGATAAAGCAAAAATACATCCCAGGGTAAGATCATTGCAAGAAAGAATAGCACGCCGGGTCAAAACTATGGATATGTCTAGACAAGAATCTCTCGAGTTTTTAAGAAAAAAATATAATGAGTTGGATAAAACACTGAGGGAGTTAGAAAAAAAGTCTATTGATTATGAAAAATCTATTGAAATTCTACAAAACTACAATAATGTTGAAACTGCTAAAGAATTTGCAGAACTTTTTAATCGTGTGAGAAACCAGTTTTTAATCCAGTCTGAAGAAGGGGAGAGATTGGATGAATTAAAATTTGAAGGTGAAATTTCAAATTTTAAGGGAATAATAGAAGATCTCGAAGTTGAGATGAAAACCAATTCTGTAAATACCAGGGAAGTTTCTGTATTAGAAGATTTTCAGAGATCTTATGTTGATTTTTTAAATGATCATAGTAATGGATTTAGTGTTGAGGTATTGAAAGATGAATGGGATAGTTATTGTCGTGAAAATCTTAATACAAAATATAGTATGCCATATGGAGATCTGCGGGAGGTTGAGCGTTCTTATTTCACCTCGAAATTTGATGACAATGTTATTGAATCTTTTGCAGAAAAAATGAGAGATAATTATATAGCGAAAGTTTATCTATGGTTAGATGGGGAATCTGATGAAGGTAGCCTAAAAGCGATGAAAAAATCAGGAATATTAACATCTAATCAAATACAAAATATAAGGGAACTGGCGAAAAATACACCTTTAAAGGCAAGTGGTCTTGCGGATTTAGATGTTTTAGGAGTAGTTAATAAACGATCATTACTAGAGAATGTTATGAAATCTATGAGTACATCTAATTTTGTAGATGATCTTAGAAAAGGGATACATACAGATTATTTTTGCTATGGCGCAAAGATGACCGGGGATGGGAATGTAGTAATGATACCGTATAATATGACTGATACCGGAAAGCAATTGGAGTTCTTGCATAGCACAATCAAGCAACCGGAACTACAACCCGAGATTCCAAGATTGATGATGCCGCTGGGGGACGGTTCGCATTCACCCGTGTTCGATATGGGTGAGTATGGTGAGACCCCTGGCGAGGTGGAAATATTAGCAGAATCAAGAGACCAGATAAGAGTAATTAGAGACAGATTAAAAAAAGAAAAGGATCCTGGTAGAATCTCTAAACTGGAAGCTGAGTTACAAGAAAAATTACAGGAACTTCCATTGAAAATTGATGATGTGAGACCTTTGACATCCACCCATCCTCGTCCTTCCTTACCTTTTGCTGAGCTAGCTCAGGGTGAACAAGGTTATGATATGACGGCGCGTTCCTTTATATCTTCTAAAGCAATACAAGATCGTTTTCAAGTAATCTGTGCAGAGCAGGTCAAGAAACAAGTGAAAGCGAAATCTGCAGAGAATCCAGATTTCATATCTTTTACTAAATTATTTAAAGAAATGCAACAACTACATTTTACAGGGGAATTTACAGGTTCAGCGAGGGCGACAAGAGAAGCGCCTTGTCAAGTAAGTTTAACTGTTCCCAAAGATTATCAAGGTTTGTTAAGAGATGATCACCCTACAGATCTAGTCGGTAAATTTAGATTTACTACAAATAAACACGCCATTTCCGGTCAAGAATATGATGATATGCAGAAAATATTTAAAATAAGGAATAAAGTACTTTCTAAAATAGAAATTCAATTGTTAAAAAAAAAGTACGAAGCAGATGGTGGAGACCTTGATCAATGGAGATTAACTGAAGTATCACCAGAAGATAGGGTATTAGTTAGAAATATGATGGCTAGCATTTCAGATGATGATCTTATAAAACTAATAGGTAAAGGTGGTATAAAACCTCAAGATTTGGATTTTATGAATGATGTAAAAAGTGCTTTATTTATAAATCCATATGCGTCACAATGTTATTATTTAGAACAAGACCTTCAAGATTTAGCAGTAAGCATGGTAGATGCGGAAATAGGAAGTATGAAGCAGAGGATGGCTGTGTTACAACAAAGCCAGGAGCCCAGTGGAAAGTTGGGGGAATTAAGAGACTGGTTTTATGAGAAATTAGGAAAAGAGGACACCTATATAGAAAGACAAATAGATGAGTATAGACTTTTAACAGATCAGTTAACCGGCAAAGGCGGGGGTGGTCGTCGCAACCCACGACGACAAGGGCGTGTAGCTGAACCAGCTCAAGCGAAACGTGTTGAAGCAATTGAAAGATATAAAGAATTATTAGAAGAGCAACAAGTTACTGAATACAGAGAGGCAATGAAAAGGACCGTTCTTGAAACTACTGATAAATTTAAATCACAGATATCATTCTTTCCTCAGCAATCAGCAGTAGGGGAAGCGGTGACAGACCTTGGTCCTTTAAGAGAAGCAACAACAGAGGCACTAATTGAAGGAATTAGACTGAAAGAATTAGATGAAGAAATAACATTAGGTACATTAGATCTCGATGCACAGTTAAGAATAAAAGAAACCAGAGTATTAGGGCTGAATGAAGAGTTAGCAAAAGCCGCAGAAGATAGACTGAATAGAGCATTACGCTTTACAGGCGAAAGAACTGGTCCTTTAGATCAAGTATGGCAGGCAATTGGTGGAACAAATTCAAATTGGAGATTACGTGAAATCTCAGAGTTAAATGTACACGACCTCAAGGGAGAGCTCAAAGCGCGCAATCTCCCCACCGGTGGCAGGAAGGAACAACTCGTCCAACGCCTAAGACTTAATATAGAAGAAAGTAGAGAACCTATTAAGATATGGGAGGCGATACCAGGTCGTGTAGACAAGGCATTCGATGATTTAAGGGGCCTGGGGGAATTGTGGGGGGCGTCGACACGTCAAGAGTACGTACAAGAGATTTTCTCGGGCGATCCGACCCTTAATATCCGTAAACTGGAAGAACAACTAGACGCGGCTAATCAGGAGCAAAGTAACTTTAATAAGGAGTTTGAAGAAGAATTAAAAAAAGAATTAGGAGAAGATAGGGAGCTGAGTATCAGGGAGATGCAGGAAAAGAGAAAAAGTTTGATAAAGGATGCAGAAAGTGAAATTCAAGAAATAAGAGAACATATTGCTAAAAAAAAAACAGAAGAAAAATTACAACAAATCATAGATAGTAAAACAAACTTCATGAATAGTATCGATCAATATAATCTACAAGTAAAAAACTATCTAAGAGAAGACTATCTAAGAGAAGGTAAAACGATTGAACAAGCACATGGTATGGTTTCAGAAGCTCGTGCTCAAATAATAACAGCACATACAGAACTATTAGAGAAAGTATATAGTGCAAAAGATGATCCTGATATGTTTAGAATTTATTTAGAACAAATTAAATTAGATAATCTATTGGACAATCAACGGTCTGACATGATCGCAGCTGAGGAAGCCGCGCAAGTAAGGGGTCAGAGGGGTCCACTTACTACTCTATTAGATGAATCGCTTATTAGAGATATAGAAGATATTTCTAAGGAATTTCGTACAAAATATTTAAACGCCGACAGAATACATGGCGTTATAGCAAATTGTGAAGTCAGGATGATAAACGGTCGGGTACTCATAGTTGCGGATACTGGTCAAAATTCTGTGACATGTGCAGATCTAGAAATGGATTTTAATATGGAGCGCTTTGCAGAATTAGACACAGAGGCTCGTAAATATCTTGATAAAACACGGCGTAAAGGTGGAGGCAATCCCCTCATGAACGATGATGGTGAAGTGAGGTTCGCCGACAATATAGAAGTCGCCTCCGATTGGTTGCAAGGGGTGCAGCCGGGAGAGGACCTAGTTACTGATTTAAGGGCTATAAATACAAAGGTACGCGATGATTTAATAGATAAAAAAATTCAATATATTCAAAAATTAAAAGATCAGATTAGTACTAATGTCAATAATGTAGTTGATCAAATATTATCTAAATATATTGAAGTAGAAAACAAATATCGAGTATCTATAGAACATCCCCCTTTGTCTGCTATAGATATTAAAGCTATAGCCTCTGGCACGGAGTTATCGGCTATTAGCGAAGAATTTTCCGATATTCAAATGGAAGCTACAATGATGGATGAACATATTTCATATGACGAAAAAATCCTGGATAAGGCAAAAATGTCAGTTACTGATCTATTACACTACCCTGAAGATAACTTGAAAAAAATGGTTGATGATGCCAGGGCTGTGAGTGGTCAAATCTTCGGCACCAGAATGACTACTGATGAATTAACTACTTTGTTACGAATGAAAGAACAGGTACAGCTAGAAAGTAGAATTATTATCTCTAAAAGCGCTGAAGAATTCGAAGATTTAATTGAATCTTTAAGACAATCCGTATCAAATTTCAGTGTAAATGATTTAGAAGCTTTGGAGGATATATGGAGAGACGGACATCATACCCGTATCATGGCAGAAAATTGTCGCAATGGTTTGAAAAAGATCATGGACAAAAAAAATGAAATATTTAGAGTTCTTGATGAACATTTAGAAGAGGAGGAAAAATTCAAACAAGGACTTACTAAGCTCAATGCCGAGAAGGAGCGGTTGGAAGGTGAGTTTCAAACCATAAACGAGCGGCGTGACGAGATGGCCGCGGAGGAACTGACTTTTTCTACAGAAGAAGAAGAACTTGGTAAAGAGGAGGCTGATATCATAGCCAGATACGAAGAGAATGCTAAAGAAATCAATAAAATAGATGAAGCAGTTATGGCTTCTGTTGAAGGGCTACCTAAAACATTTCAAAACGCTGAGCGAACTCTCAAAATAATCAATGCATTTAATCAGAAAGGAGCTCAAGCGCAGACATTCCTGAAGGAAGTGAGGCTTTTAGGGGAAAAAGAAACAATTGATGTCCTTCAAAATCCTGAACGACTGACTATATTTTGGAAAGATTTTAGGGAAATGGCCGGAATAACTAAGGGACAACCATTAAGCATTTTACAAAATTATTTTTCTAAAATGAAAGAATTACACATTAAAGAAACTAAAGATTTAACAGAAGAGCTGAATACTATTTTTTCGCAAATGAGTTTTCAAGATGAAATGAAAGATTTTACTCAAGGATTATTAGATGTTAAACCTGATCAAGTAAGGGATACAAAATTAGCTGAATTACAAGATACACTCCGTATTTTAAATCGTGAAATTACTCCAATCCGTGATCGCGCAACTGAAGCTAAAACTAAATTGACGGCTAAGGAAGTATTAGAACATAATAAAACATTACGGAAAAAATGGTTAAAATTTCGGAAAGATTTAAGTGAGGAAGTACAAAAAACTTTTAATAAAATTAAAATTGATTATGTGCCGGATAAGAAAAAAGTTCCAGATATAGCAAGTCTTTTCGAATCAGGCGATAGTAGATATGATACACCGTTTCTTTCGGAAGATCGGTCAGTAGTGGAGCGCTCACTTAAATTGCTTAAATCAAATGGGCAACCTCGCACCGGTCAAAGAATCGGACACACTCTTGCCAGGCGCAAAGATCTTGCCAAGAAATTTAAGGTTGAAGAAGAATATGCAGAAGGGAAAACCCCAGACCCCTGGGCAAGGTTTTATACTAAAAAAAATCCAAATGAAGAACTCCTTGAATTAAGTCTAAAAGAAGATGGTGAACAAGTTATAAGAACCCATATAAAAGGTTTAAATGTCTTAATAGAGCAAGCGGAAGTTCAACAGAATCAAGTCACGGATGTGATGGGCAATACATTGCAAGATCTGAATAACCAATTGAAGGAACTCAATGAATATTTAAAACAATCTCAGGCGAACATGTGGGATAGAATAGAATTCGATGATGACTTTCCTGATCATGCTAGTGATGAATTTAGTGATGAATTTAGTGATGAATTTTATGAATTTTGGGAAGCAAACTTTTCCGATGAATTGGAGGAAGGCCCGAACTTCGAAGAGATAATGGAGAGGATACGCCAAGAAAAGGAAAATATACGGCAAATTAAAGAGGGTGATCTTTATAAAGAAAGAACAAAAACATTGAATACTCTAAAAAAAGAAAAAAAAGCTTTTGAAGAAGTAATTGAATGGAAAGAATGGAAAGGAAAATTAAAAATTCAAGAAGCCCAAATAGATAAATACATGGAACGTTTTACCAAAGGGAAAGGGAGAGAAGGAGAAGAACTACGTATGATGCTCGTGTCAGAATCAGAATTTACGGATAATGCTCGTAAAATGATTAGTGATATCATTAAATGTCGAGAAGTACTTAATAATTCACGCGAGCAATTCGCGATTAATGCAATAAAAGCCGCCGATAGAAAAGTATCCAAGGCGCTGTCCGATCTGCGGGATGCGGCGGCGACCACAGAAGAGGATACAGAAACTGCCTTATCCGATCTGCGGGATGCGGCGGCTACCACAGAAGAGGGTACAGAGACTGCCTTATCCGATCTGCGGGATGCGGCGGCGACCACAGAAGAGGTTACAGAGACTGCCTTATCCCGCAGAGTGCTTGAAGCGATGAATGAGCGGGAAGAGGTTATCCGTATTTCTGATGCGATGAGTAAAGATATATCACGAAAACCTTGGCGAACCTGGGCTATGACTAAGTTGGCGATTACTGATGCGAAGGTTTTTATAAAATTAATGAAATGGACAGTTAAAACATGTGTAGAATTCTGGGTATGGGGTGAAATAATAGATTTTTTTATTGATAGAATAGCAATTGGAGACCTTGAAGAGTCTAGAGATTTAGTTTGTGGAACATTGACAGATGAAACAAAAGCAGCGATCGAAGGCGCAGCTGCAATGGCTTACGCAAGCGACTCGGGCAATAGTGGAATACAGCAAGCGATAATTGATGATGCCAGCGATTATGATTATATTTCAGAATGTAGAGAAAATTTTCAGGAAGATTATAAAGATAATTGTACAGTTAAAAATATTAAAACAGATATAGATATGGATACAGAATTATTATTCTATATGAAAAAAGATGTTGCTAAAGAAATAACAAATAAAAGTTATAGAGGGAATACATCAAACATATTTTTAAAAGATTATATACCTTTAATAAGCTATAAACATTCAAGATTATTTAAAGAGAATTATGATTCTCAGAAAGAAAGTCTGGCATCTTTAGAGGATTTTTCACAAAGTGGTGTACTAGATAATAGGGAACGTTGTACATATAATGAATATAATCATAAATATATTGATAGTTGTTTAAATGAAAGAAAATTTTACCAGGTAATAGATGAGAGTGTGGCAGCTGTGGCAGCTATCGGATCAGCCGCGTCGCACTTGCCCCGCGCAGACCCCGTGTCCGTCCTCGATGCCACAACTATATATGGTGAAGAAGATATGAAAAAACTTATAGATCATCATGTTCTAAATAATAATATTCAACAGAAAATATTAGATACAAATGCTATAATAATATATAAACCTTTATCAGAATATGAAATGGCTGATTTTACAATAAGGTTAAATGAATACTGGAAAAATTATAATGAATTAAAAGATGGAACCTATGAATACAAAACTCAAGATTTTAACATGGTCGACTCGGAGGGCAACAGGATGACCGCGGGGTCGCAGCCGACGATGATGAGCAGCTTGCAAGAATCAAATGATAAAGATCCAGATAGAGATAATTGGACTACTAAATTATCTCTATCTGTTGTACCTTATGATAAACCAGCTAATTGGGATCCAAAAGACAACGTTTCTGGGATGACTAATGCATCTAAAATAGAAAATATCTATAAAAATAATATAAATCCTTATTGTGCTAATATAGGTCAAGAAAGAAATCCACGAATAGACGAGGACGACGGACCTAATCCGGCAGATTCCGTAACAATAGGATTATATGCAGCTCTAGATAATATAGATGATACTATTAATATGTATAAAAGTTTTTATTCAGAATCAGCAAGAAATACATATAGCTTTACTCAATAATGTAATTTGGATATTATTTTCAATTAAATTTGAAATTTTAAATAGATTTAAAAATTATCTAATTAATATAATCATAAAATGGCTGAATCAAAGATTACTGAATCGAAGATTACTGAATCAAAAGTTACTGAATCGAAGATTACTGAATCAAAAGTTACTGAATCGAAGATTCAAGAAAAAGAACTTCTACTATCAGAAGAAGAAAACAGATATGTTATCTTTCCAATTCAATATGATAATATCTGGAAAGAATATAAGAAAGCAATGGCAAACTTTTGGACTCCTGAAGAATTAGATTTATCTAAAGATTATGATGACTTTGTAAAACTCACAGATAATGAACGGCATTATATTGAACATGTTCTAGCATTCTTTGCCGCTTCTGATGGGATTGTCAATGAAAACTTAGTTGATAGATTTTGTAATGAAGTTCAACTTCTTGAAGCAAAATTCTTTTATGGATTCCAGATTGCCATTGAAAATATTCACAGTGAAACATATTCACTGCTAATTGATACTCTTATTAAAGATAATAAAAAGAAAGATAAACTTTTTAATGCAATTGAAACTATTCCATCAATTAAAAAGAAAGCTGATTGGGCACTACGATGGATTGGTGATACTAGTAGTTTCGGTGAAAGGTGTATTGCTTTTGCAGCAGTTGAAGGAATCTTCTTTTCAGGTGCATTCTGTTCAATCTTCTGGCTTAAGAAACGTGGACTTATGCCAGGTCTATGTCACAGTAATGAACTAATTAGTCGAGATGAAGGAATGCACACAGAATTTGCTATTCTAATGCATAGTTACCTTAAAAATAAACCGAGTAAAAAAAGAATTGTTGAGATTATTAGTGAAGCAGTAACTATTGAGAAAGAATTTATCACAGAATCTCTACCATGTTCACTTATTGGAATGAATTGCGAACTTATGAAACAATATATTGAATTTGTAGCAGATCGACTTCTGCAAATGCTTAATATTGATAAGATCTATAATTCAAGCAATCCATTTGATTGGATGGAAATGATCTCTGTTCAAGGAAAAACAAATTTCTTTGAGAAACGTGTTGGTGAATACTCAAATACAGCAAATCCTGAAATGGAATCGAAACATGAATTTGCACTCAATGATGATTTTTAAAAATATTTCATTCTAACGTCTCTTCTTACTATTATTTAATAACTTATCAATATTTGTTTTACTTTTTGTTTTGGGTGTAATTTTAACTTTATTGTCTCGTGTTTTTAACTCAAATAATTTTTTTTCCTTATTATATTTCAATATTGTAATATCAATAATCTTATTTGTTTCAGTATCATATTTAATATCACTTTGTTTATTTAATAAATTACTTTGAAATGCTTTAATTACAATTGCTTCAAATTGTTTTGCTGATTCACCTTCTAATGAATTTTCTAAAATATAATTTTGGATATATTCATTTAATAATTGTAATCGACTACTTTTTTCTATTCTTGACCAACTTTTATTTGTAATATTAACACGTTCACTATCAACCATTTCCATCAAATCTTTCATATCTTGTGATGGATCATATTTTTTAACAATTTTTTGTTCTTGTTTTTCTTCAATAATTACCTCTTTAGATAATATATTTTTAAGGTCATTGGATTGATCATTATCCATATGTATATATTATATTTATCGACAATTCTTTAAATTAAATTATTATAAATTTAAATATTAGATATATTAGATGACTAGCAATAAAAATGATAAGGAATTAAATATTGTAAAATTAGTTGCAAATATGGCTGAAGAAAAATACACAAATAAAATGACACCAAAAACTTTTAGTATTATCAAAACAGTTGAAGAATTTATTAGTAAAAATAATTTAATTTGTTATGGTGGTATGGCTATAAACAATATTTTACCTAAACGTGATCAATTTTACAGTAATAAAGAATTTCCTGATTATGATTTCTTTTCGAATGATGCTTTAAAACATGCAAAAGAATTAGCGAATATATATTATAAAGCAGGATATGGTAATGTCGAAGCAAAAAGTGGATTTCATCCTGGAACATATAAAGTATATGTAAATTTTTTTAATATTGCAGATATTACACAATTAAATCAATTATATTATGACAATTTAAAAAAGAAAGCGATTACTGTAAATAAAATTATGTATTGTCCGCCAGATTTTTTAAGAATGAGTCTATATTTAGAATTATCTAGACCTAAAGGTGATGTTTCTCGATGGGAAAAAATATTTCCTAGACTTAGATTATTAAATAAAAATTTTCCAATGAAAAGTAAAAAATGTCAAACTAAAAAAGAAACTATGACAAAGGAGAATGTTGATAACTACGATAAAATAAAAGATTATTTGATTAAACAAAAAGTCATTTTTTTCGGTGGATTTGCAGATAAATTATATACTAAATATTCAAAAAACAAAAGTGTTTATAATCCGAATATTTTTGATGTTTTATCACCGGATGCTGAATTGTGTGCAAATAATTTAAAGAAAAATAATTCTGATATTAAAATTACAAAAAAGGAAGGTATTGGGGAATTAATTCCTGAACATTATGTAATTGAAATAAAAGATAAAATTTATGCAAATATTTATCAAAGTCAAGCATGTTATACATACAATAAAATAAAAGTAGGTAAAAATGTTGTGAATATAGCAACTATATTTACTATTTTAAGTTTTTATCTCATTTTTATATTTACAAACAATGAAATGTATGATATTGATAGAATATTATGTACCGCTCATATGTTACAAAATATTTATCTTAAAAATAGATTGAAAAATAGTGGTTTATTAAAAGTATTTACTATACAATGTTTAGGGGAACAAGAAACATTTGAAGACATATTACAAGAAAAACGAGATAAATTTAAACTATTAAAAAAGAATAGTTTAGAATATGAAAAATGGTTTATGAGATATATTCCAAAAGGATCAACAAAAGCTAAGAAAAAAACTAAAATAAAGACAAAAAGAGGGGGTAGTAAAAAAAAAATGAGTAATTCCGGAAAAAAAACTAAAAAGAAAGATAGAACAATCTTTTATTACGTTTATATGGAAAACTGTCCTTATTGTAAAGAGTTTGAAGAAAGTGGTGTATTTGAAGATTTACAAAAAGAATTCAAAGATATACAATTTCAAAAAATAGATGGACCAAAGAATCTACGTTTTAAAAAAAAACACAAAATAAAAACTTATCCAGCATTATTACTTAAAAAAAATAATAAGACAAAATTATTTTTATCAGATGATAGAAACTTAGAAGATTTAAAAAAATTTATAGGATAATATTTAAAACAATAACGAGAAATATAATATAATGAATAGAGTCTTTCTAAGTAGTATTTCTGCTATTGCAGGTGGTGCAATTGTTCATGTGACTGAAAAAGAAACTATGAATCAGTTAAAAGAAAAGAATGATGAATATAAAAGATTAGTCAAACGATTAATGGATGAATTAAATCGAAAAAATCAAAAGATAAGGGATCTTGAAAAAAAGATTAAAGGAGAAAAAGAAGAAATAGAAGAAACAAATAATATAGATGTAAAACAAACATTAAATTTAGAAATAGACAGTTCAGATAGTTTTGATAGTTTTGAAGAATTTGATCAAAAGAAAGAGGATTCAGTTGTAGAGGATAAAACAGATGCAGAATCAGAATCTAGTACAGAAGAAGAATCTGGAGCTTTATTAGAAGAGGCAGAATCTTCTACGGAATCTTCTAAATCTGAATCAAAGTCTGAATCGGTTGATATGTCATCAAGTGTATCATTTGGTTGATTTTTTAAATTTAATCCTTTCATTAAACCATCTAATGATATATATCTTTGTTCTAAATTTTTATTAATTGTTTTTAATGTTGTAATTATAAAATGATATTCTTTTTTTAACATATTAATTATCATAATATAATTCAAGAAAATTGTATTGATATGTTTTGGTATATCTCGATCACTACTTGTATTTAATAACCTTGAGAATACTGTACTATTTCGATTTGCTTCATCAACCATTTCTAAATAATTTGGTTTTGCTTTATTTGATAGATCTAATAATAAATAATTGTATGTGGGTTCTAATTCACTTGTAATATGAATTAATTTTTGAATATGCATATTGATTTTTTCTTTACAATCAGTGCAATTTGTATATAATAGTAATAATGTATCTTTAATATCACCATCCAATGCATATTCTTTATTTTGGACAGCTTGTTCTAATCCTTTCATTCCACCAATTAATTCATTGTATATTTTATTATGATTAATAAATTCATCGTAATCAAAAGTTTCATTCATAGAGTTAAATATATTTTCAGGTTCTAATATTAATGACCATTCTTTAATGATACTTTCAATATAAGTTCGAATATAGAAGTTTTCTTTTACTAATCTCGTTACAAATGTTTCAATTTTTTCTTTAAATTTATTCAACATAGTTAATAAATTTGTATTTGTCGTTTTACATAAATGTAATAAATGATGTAAGAATGAAACATGATAAATAGTTGTTTGTGTTCTATTCTTAAGTTGAATTGAATGGTGAATATTCATTTCACCTTTCATGTATTTATCTAAAAATTCATCTGCTTTGTAATAATTAAGTTCTTCTTTAATATCAGACATTATTAATATATCATTTATTTTATTTTTATATTTTAATCATATTTTAAATCTAATCTATAATATAAAAATGATTGAGATTGATGACAGAGTTGTAATGCTACTATTCATACTCTTTCTAGGGTATATGCTATTCAATACGAGAGAAGGTTTTAATGTTGGCGGTCAAGAAGGTATGGATTATAATGGTAAGTGTGAATGTAATTCTAGTGGTGTTAGTCCTATTGAATTTACAAATTGTGTAGCAAAACAAGATGATTTATGTCCTTACAAAAACAAATATGATTGTGAGCGTAACGAAAATAGCCGATGTAAATGGACAAGTTTATGGGATAAACTAAAAGTTCTAGAAGAAAAAATAAATCTTGCAATTAAATACAGTCATATAAATTGCAAGCACCTCCGGCCCAGCGTGTGTAAATAAATAGTCCGCCGTCTGAGATGTTCCTTAAAGGACAGAAAATTAAGGCAATCTTCTTTTTTATTTTATTTTTATATTTCAATAATATTTAAAATCTAATCAATTATTAAGTATGATTCGATTTGCTTTATTAGGTGATATGGGAACTGGTGACAATAATCAAATGAGAGTTGCAAAATCTTTAAAAAAAATAATTGATAGAGACAAATTACAATTTGTTTGTGGTTTAGGTGATAATATCTATGATTGTGGTGTGCTTTCAGTAGATGATATACAATTCAAAAATAAGTTTGAAAAACCATATCAAAAGATTGATAATAAAATTAAATTTTACATGACATTAGGAAATCATGATTATGGTGAACATTATTGTAAATGTAAAGTTGAAGACAGAGAACATTTCCAAGTCAAATATGGAAAATTGTCTCAAAAACAAGGAAATAAATGGTATATGCCTTCAAGATATTATACGTTTAAGAAAGGAGATGTTGAATTTTTTGCATTAGATGCAAATGTTGATAAACAAACTCGAAAAGAAATAGATGATCAAATACGATATATGAAACCTAAAATTAAAAATTCTAAAGCAAAATGGAAAATTGCTTACGGTCATCAACCATGGGTAAGTATTGGTGACCATGGCAATGCTCCTAAAAAATTAAATAAATATTTCACAGAACTATTTAGTGAAGGAAATATTGATATTTATATATGTGGCGACGATCACAACAAACAATTAATTAAAAAAACTTTAAAAAATGGTAAAGAAATGTTATTAGCAGTATGTGGAACAGGTGGAAGAGAAACAGATAAACCTTATAATTTAGAAAATGTAGATAGTCCGAATGATGATTTACATTATTTTTCAAGTACCTATGGTATTGGTGAAATAATTATAGATAATGATACATTAACTATTAAATTTTTTGATACAAGAAATAATTTAGAATATCAATATCCTCTAAAAAAAAATATTTAATATAATATAAAATGGCAAAAGAAATGGAATTTGAACATCTACTTATATTCGGAATTATTGCATTTGTTGTCTACCACTTCTTTTTAAGAAGATGTCCTTTCTGTGGATTAATTAAATCTCAATGTAGATGCTTAAGAGAAAGATTTACACCTCTTGATACAATCCAAACAAGTTTAGATGAATCTATTAATAATCCAAGTTGCTGTATTTCTAATACTGCTGGTTATACTATTGATCCTGTTGCTGTATCTGAAGCAGCACCTGGTTTTGCAACAAACACTGCTTATGCAAACCCTTGTAATTAATTTATTTCTCTAATTTAATAATTTAAATATTTATATATTCATATTATATAGATATGGTTAAAAGTAAAACATTAAATAAAAGAGGTGGTGCATCAACAGATTTAGTAGATATTATACAAGCATTATTAGAAATGAAAGTAATTATGTTTTTACCAAAAACATCTATAGTCACAGATCAAAGTAAATACAATACATACTTTTCTTCTGTTGATTCTAAAACATTATTGTATTTAGTCAAAGAATATGATGTAGGTAATTTACGAGCGATTCAACAAATATTTGGTGGTCCAGGGAGAGATAATCCACCTCAAATACAAAATGCAAGTGAAAAATTATTAGAAAATTTAAATTTAATTAAACCAGATTTAAATAATGTAAAAGATTTTCAATATTATGAAAAATTTTTAAAATTAAATGCTAATTTACAATTATTAGAAAGTGAAATAAAGGGGATGAAAAATGAAATAGATACAGCAAATATGCAACTCAGTAATTTTCAATGTATTGAAGGTTTAGATAATGAAAAAAATGAATTTTTAACAAATTTTATATTAGATTGTAGTAAGTATTGTAATCGTGATGTCGATTGGTATAGAGTTTTATTAAATATAGATAAATTAGATGAAGATTTTGAAACAGAAGTATTAAAGTTAGTAAATAAAAATACTTTACAATTAGATTATAATAGTATAAAGAATGTTTTAAACCAATTAGAGAGTAATACTGAATTAAAAAATATATTTCGAGATAGATTAATGGAATGTTCAAAAAGTCCTTATTCATTTTTTGATACATTAACAGGTTCAATATCATTTGATAGTTTAAATGATTGTCAAAAATGTCATGATGATTGTATTTTATATTTAAATGACAATTATAAATCTTTTTTAATGAATGATACTGATGGTATTGGAATAAGTAATAAATTAAAAGCATTAATGTATTGTGAATTTAGATTGTATCAATTAAGTAAAGCTATATCACTTGAGGCTTTACGTATTAAAAAAAAGAAATATTCTAAAGTTAAAAATATTTTAAAGAATTTATCAAGTAAAGAAAAGAAAGAAATTATACAAAAGAATATAAATGAAAAGAAAAGAGGTGAAAATATATTGAAAGTACAAAAATTAGAAAAAAAACAAAAAGAAGATGCAAAAGAATTAGATAAATTAATAAGTGAAAAAACAAATAATGTTTTGTATAAGGGTGATAAAAAAGGTGGTTCTAGAGGAGGAGCAGATATAGATGAAAATTTAATGAAACAAAATATAATATCACAAATATTACAAGTATTAGCAAATGATAAAAGTATCAATAATCCAGGATTACAAGAACAAATAGATAAGATTAAAGTCGATAATCCTATAGATAAATCTAATCCTTTAGCAAACGTAGTAGGTAAACCGAATCCTTTAGGTAAACCGAATCCTATAGAAGGACCCAAAAATAATATAGTAAATGTTCCAAATGCCCCTATTATTGATAAACCATCTATGGTAGATCGACCGTCTATAGATAAACCTATTAAACAACCTTTAGAAAATCCTATTAAACAACCTGTTATGGATAAACCTGTTATAGATGAAATTGTTCCAAATTGTACAGCAATTGCAAAAGATATTATGGATGGTAAAATAAATGAGACAAATTTCCTGTATTTATCTCCTCAATGTGATACACAAATAATGAATGCTTTAAAAAGCAGTCGATAAAAAAATATTTTATTTTAAATAACGATTTATTCAAATGAAAATTTAAAATCTTCATCTTCACAACCTTCTTCTTCTTCTTCTATTTGATCAAATAATAGATCAACATTCTTTTCTTCAACTTCATCTATTTCATCTTCTTCTTCATCTTCAAGTAGATCCATTAATTTTTCTTCATCTAATAATATATCACAATTATTAGTTCCAGCATGTATCTTTTGTCCCATCATAATATTACTTGATACACCTGTTAATTTATCATATTTACCAAATAATCCTGCATTAATTAATTCTTCAGTTGTATTTTCAAAACTACATTTTGCTAATGGTCCAATATCAGCTGTACTTACACCTTGACGATTAATTGAAATTAATTGTCCTGTTGATGTCATTACATCACATAGTAATTCAATATGACGACTATTAATATATTCTTCAAATACTTCATCTAATTGTTCAATAAGCAAATTACGTGTAGCTTCAATTCCAAATAATTCAAATGTTTCAATAATATCATTTGATGTTGTTTTTGTTGAATCAATATAATCTTTTGGTAGAATATCAATTAGATTTGTTCCATCTGTTTCAAGGATCCACCGTTTCGTTGGCACTAATTCATTCTCTACCTTTTCACTATGAATTATATTCTTTTTCTTCTTAATATCTTCATAACCAGATATTTCACTCATCACAATACTTGATATATTTTCAACACCTTTAATAACTACATTTTCTAATAAATCCTGTTTAATATTTTTAAATGTAGAAATAATATCACTTTGATCTTCAAGACCATTTAGTTCATCAATATCACCCTTAATATCTGATATTATACTAATTCTACCAATTAATTGTTTACTATTCTCATCACAATAGACAAATTTAATTCTTTCAGGATTGTATTTCATAATTGCTAAATAAACATCTTCCATAATAATACTTTTATCTAACATTAATTCTTTATTAAATACAAATCGAATAACCCATGGACTTGTTTGTTCGATATCTACATCACTTAATTCTAAGAACTCTCTATAAATACTTAGAAATTGTTCATCTTCTTCAATATCTGTTTCATAATTGGTATTATCTGGATCAAAATGAATTTCACTTTGCAATACAATATCAGTTAATTTTGTATATTCTAATGAATTTTTAATATAATTACATTTATTTTTATCCGTATTATATTCTTCATCTAAATAAATCTTAACACTAGGGGATTTAATATTTTTAGAGATATGTAAAATTTCCCTTAATCTAGGAATACCACGAGTAACATTCGATTTAGCGCTTACACCAGCATAGTGAAACGTATTTAATGTCATTTGTGTTGCAGGTTCGCCAATACTTTGTGCAGCAACTGCTCCAACCATTTCACCTGCTCCAATTTTAGATTTATAATATGTTAATTTAATTATGTCTATTATTTCATAATATATTTCTTTTTGAATTCTATATTCTTCAATTAATATCTTTGGATTTAAATGAATATCAATTAAAATATTGAAAATTTGATTATTCCGAAAAGATTCTGTAACATATAATGTCTTCTTTAATTCATTGTTCGCTTCAATAATCTCTAATGGCGATATCGTTGATTTATGTTTTGGTTTTAAACCACATTTATTTTGAATGATTCTTTGTATATGAACAGGAAACATAATATTATTTTCAATTTCATAGTTGAAAATATCTTTGATTAGATATTCTTGAATTGATACTATATTTTTGAAATTTTCTTCTAATATAGTTTGATAATTCTTGACATTCTTTAAACTTAGTATTGCTTCTTTATTTAATACTTTATCCCATGCATATGTCTCTTCAAATAAGAATTTATGTACTAATCCCTTTGTATCTAATTTTGTTACAATTAGTGGTTGTGATTCTACAAATGTAGCATCCATTCCATCATTACCATATATAAATTGAACTATAATATTTGAACTAGTTCTAACAGAGAAATCATAATCTACTTTTAAATCTTCCATTGCTTTCATTAATTTTCTTTGAATATAGCCCGTTTCAGATGTTTTTACTGCTGTATCAATTAAACCTTCCCTTCCACCCATAGCATGAAAGAAGTATTCTTGTGGTGTTTGTCCACTAATAAATGAGTTCTCTACAAATCCCCTTGCTTCAGCAGAGTCATCATACTTATAATAATGGGGTAATGTTCTTCCTTGAAATCCATATGGAATACGTTTACCATCTACATTTTGTTGTCCTAAGCAAGCAACCATTTGAGCAATATTTGTAGCTTTACCCTTAGAACCAGAATTAATCATATTAATAGCACGATTTGTCGGTTCTAAACTAGATAAACCAATTTTACCTGTATCTGCTAATGTTTTATTTAATACAGAATTTACTTTACTCTCAAAATATGATTGATTTGTTTCACCTGTATAATTATCAAAGATATTTAGATGAATTTCTTGCATTATTTCTTCAATCTCTTTCTTTTTTGATATGATTGTTTTCTTAATCTTTCGATTTGTTTTATCATCTGCAATCATATCACTAATACCAACACTAAAACCATCAAGCAATAGAAAATATGTTACAATCTTCTGTAAATCATCAATAAAATCTTTTGTTCTTTCAGATCCAAAATCATTGAAAATTGTATGAATTAATCCTTTAGATGTTTTTGTAAATAATCCTTTATCTAATGCTCCTTGCTCTAACATACCATTCATAATCTTTACATAATTCATTTTATCTCTTTTATCTTCACATAAACTATTTTCCATTTCTAAATTAATTTTTTTAGGTAAAATATAACTTAATACTTGCTTCCCTGACCATAGTTCTATAACATTTTTATTTAATTTATATTTTACATCAGGTTCAGGAATAGGTCTACCAAAAGTAGATAAATCGCATAATATATTCATTAATTGACTTCGAGTAAATAATGAAGCATCTACAATTTTATTTTTAATTGTTCCAGGTTTACTTTTATCTTTTTCTACTAAAATATTATTTGTATTATTCATACTTACAATACCATTTTGTGAAGGCATTACATATTTAAGTTTAATATCACGCGTTAATTTATTAATCCCTAGTAATGTATCTTGAACAATTGTAATAATAGGTTTATTTTCACGTGGAGATATAATCTGTTTATTTACATTAATTATTTCTTTTAATTCAATAAATGTTTCAATACTTTGAGGAACATGCATATTCATTTCATCACCATCAAAATCAGCATTATACGGCGGTGTAACTGAAATATTTAATCGAAAAGTATTTCCTTCCATAACTTTTACACGATGTCCCATCATACTCATCTTATGTAATGAAGGTTGTCTGTTAAATAATACATAATCATTATCTAATAGATGTCTATTTACAATATCACCATTTTCTAATACAATTGTATTTTTATTTTGATTTGTAATAGTAATTTTAATATTTTCTCTTTTTTTGAAAATATTTTTAACACCAGGCCATTCTTCTCCATTTTCAAGTAGTTTTTGTAACTTTTCTATATTATAATCATTTACTTTTTCTGGGAATGTTAGATTTTTTGCTATTTTAATTGGAACACCTAATTGATCTAATTCTATATTAGGATCTGGTGTAATAACACTTCTTGCTGAAAAATCAACACGCTTACCCATTAAATTATTTCTGATTCTTCCATCTTTACCTTTTAATCTTTGCATAATAGATTTTAAAGCTCTTCCAGATCTATGCGATGATTGAGCAACTCCTGGAATATCATTATCAATCATAGTTGCAATATGATACTGTAACACTTTCTTCCAATCATGGATTGTTTCAGTTCTAGCATTACTATTTATTTTTTTCTTTAATGTATTATTTGTTTTTACAATATCTGATATTTTATGGGTTAAATCATCATCCATTCTTTGAGAATTATCTTGCTTAACAGATGGTCTAACAGAAGGCGGTGGAATGGGTAATACTGTACATATTAACCATTCAGGTCTACACCATTCTGAAGAAAATCCTAAATATTTTGCATCTTCATCTGTTATTTTTTCTAATATTTGTTTGATATATTCAATTTCAATAATTTGTGTTTTAACTTCAGAATTAACATCTAATCTTTTCCATTTTGCTTGTATACCTGTTAATCCATCTAACTTATAATTATCAGGTTGTAAACATCCACAACCATCTTCTGTTTCTTTTCCACAACGATTTACTTTTTGACATAAATGATATATTTCATTAAATCTAATATGAGATGGTTTCTTAAATATATTTTGATTTACAATACTTTCTTTATTAATTAAAAGTTTACTACACCGAAAACATACACACTTTAAAATCTTGATTAATGTATTTATAAAATGATAATGATATACAGGTGTTGCTAATTCTACATGACCAAAATGTCCAGGACAATTTATATTATTTTGACCACATGTTTTGCATATTTTTCCCATATCAGTAATACCCATTCTTGGATCAAAAATTCCTTTAATAACTGGAATATCTTTATCATAAGTATCATGTTTTGTAATCTCAACTACAGACCTTTTTCGAATTTCATCAGGACCCATTATACTAAATTGAACACCAGTAACATTGTTAATATCTGGTTCAGTATTCATATATATATATAATATTTATCTTTTTTTTAAGTTTATTATCTAATTTTCAAATTTTATTTGCAATCCAAATTTTTTATTTTATTTAAAAGTAAAAAAATAATAATATATAACTTATCTATGGTAAATATCCATCAAATGAAAACAAGGTCAAAAAAAGATAAGGATAAAGAAAAAGATAAAGATAAAGATAAAGGGAAAAATCAAAATAATGATAATAAAGGTGGTGGTAATAGTGATGATGAATATGATGAAATCGATGAACATGGTAATCTAAAAGGATTTATTGATTATGATTGTGATGAACCATTTGATAAAAATATGTTTAATGAAGAAATTGATAGATTAAAAAAGAAAAGAAAAGGTAATACATTACAAAATCCAATATTACAATCACCTATTAAAAAAAGTAGATCTAATCTTGATTTATCAAAGCTTTTAATTAATTACATGGTTAAGAATGCAAATGAAATTAAAAAGAAAAATGATAAAGAAAAAAAGAAAAATATTATAGTAAAAGAAGATACTGATGAGGAACAAGAAGAACAAGGGGAGCAAGGGGAAGAAGAAATAGATGATTCTTATTCAGATATTGATTTATCATCTGATTCAGATACAGATATATTAAGTCAACCGAGTAGTGATGAGTCTGAAGAAAAGTATGATAAATATGACAATGAATATGATGATTTACTTTATAATAAAGGAGGACAAGATGATTTCGAATATTTTAAAAATTTAACTATAGACTCTAAAAAAAATATTTTAGTGCAAATGAAAGAAATAAATACAATTAATGATCGTAATGTTCCACTTAAATTTAAAATTCTACATTCTGATATGGATATGCATACAAAATCAATTGCAATATCACAAATTGATAAAATTGAAGAATTAGATCCTTCTTCTGGTGAATATGGTAAAGTGGATCAATGGATTAATGGATTAATTCAAATACCTTTTCAAAAATATATTGAATTGCCTATTAATGACAATTCAGATAGTCTAGAAAAAAAAAGTTTTTTAAAAAATACAAATGATATTTTAAACAAGGCAATTTATGGTCATCGAGATGCAAAAAGTCATATTCTACAAGTCGTAAGTAAATGGATTAAAAATCCTAAATCAAGTGGTAATATTTTAGCATTACAAGGACCGATGGGTAATGGAAAAACAACCTTAGTAAAAGAAGGAATCGCTAAAGCTATCGATCGTCCATTTGCTTTTATAACATTGGGTGGTGCATCAGATAGTTCATTTTTTGATGGTCATAATTTTACATATGAAGGTTCACGATGGGGTCGTATTGTAGAAATTCTTATTGAATCTAAATGTATGAATCCAATTTTTTACTTTGATGAATTAGATAAAGTTAGTGATACTTATAAAGGTCAAGAAATTATACACTTATTAACACATTTAACAGATCAATCACAAAATGATAGATTTCAAGATAATTACTTTTCTGGTATAAATCTTGATTTATCAAAAGCACTATTTATTTTTTCATTTAATGATGAACATAAAATAGATCGAATTCTTAAAGATAGAATGTATGTTATTAATACAAAGGGATTTAATACAAAAGATAAAATAGAAATTGCAAATAATTATCTACTACCTGAATTACTAAATACATTTAAATATCACGATAATATTGTCTTTAATAATAATATTATTGAACATATTATTGATAATTTTACACACAAAGAACAAGGTGTAAGAAATCTAAAAAGATGTTTAGAAACAATTATTTCAAAAGTAAATATGTATGAATTACTTTATGATAAAGAAAAAAAATGTTGTGAAATAAATTTACCATATGAAATTGAAAATTTCAATATTCCATATCATGTTCAAAAGGATGATTTAGATATTTTACTTAAAAAAGTATATGAAGAAGGAAAACCACCAGAACATATGTATGTTTAATTATTCCATTATATCTGTATATTAACCAATTTGAACAGCAAATCCACCCCTTTTTCCACAAGCTTTTCCTATACACTCACTCCATCCTAAATATCCACCATCCCTATTTATATCATCATGAGGAAACCCAAATATATTAGGACATATATTATGTACCATTTTTGAATATTGATTATATTTTTTATCCTCTCTAGTATAAAATTTATCACTTGGTTTAATTGCATGTGTATCATTACCTTTTTCGTCATATGGACCTGCATCTGTATACTTCACCCCTCTGTTCAATGCAGCACAACACTGTGCGTTTAT